TCAGGCACTTAAAAGTTCGTATATTGTGGAAAAGTATTGCATAGTGTTTGGCTCTGCTGCCATTTTGCTGCCACTAATCAGGTTAAGAGGGTTAAGCGTCACAGCCTCTGTGAGGTGGTCAGGCGCAAAGTGCGCATAGCGCATAGTCACCTTAATATCCGTATGCCCCAGGATGCGCTGAAGTACCAAAATGTTGCCGCCGCGCATCATAAAATGGCTGGCAAAGGTATGTCTTAATACATGCGATAGCTGTCCATCTGGCAACTCAATACCCGCGCGCTTGATTGCTCCCCTGAAGGCAGAATAGCAGCCAGTAAACATGGGCTTTGATGTTCGCTTTTCGGGAAGCAATTTATAAAGTTCATCACTGATTGGTACTGCACGGTTCTTTTTGCCTTTCGTTTTAATGAAGGTGATCTTGCCCGGGCTGATCTGCTTGCCCGTTAAACTCTCAGCCTCTCCCCACCGCGCGCCGGTCGCCAGGCAAATTTTAACTATGGTGGTTAAATCTTCCGCTTTGCTTTTCTCGCATTCCTCAAGCAAACGTGTTGCTTCTTCAACCGTCAGCCATGCCAGCTCAACCTCAGCAATTTTAAACTCTCTGACGTTTTCAAGAGGGTTGGGCGCGGTCCAGTCATCCAGCCGTTTCAGTTCGTTGAACATAGCCCGGAAATAAGCCAGCTCAAGGTTTACTGTTCGAGGGGTTACGGTCTTCACACGGTCAGAGCGCGTTATTTTTCCGCTTAACCGCTGTTCGCGGTAAGTGGAAAATAGCTTTGCGTTAAATTCAGTAGCGAGCGGATCACCCATGGCGAGGCAGGCAAACTCCATGGCGCTTTTTCGCTTCTCGCCATCTGCAAGTGTTACACCGTGCGCGTTATACCAGGCAGTTACTAAATCCCTAACGCGCCGCTTGTCTGCTTTCTCGCCCAGCCAGGGCTTATCCTGAGACTGATCCTTTAAGTGGCGCTCAAATGCCAGCGCTTCCCCTTTTGTTGCAAACTGGCGACGAACGCGCCGGCCATCTCTGCCGTTAGGGAATACCTGGGCTTGCCACTTTCCATTAGCGAGTTTAGTTACGGCCAATTAATGCCTCCCCTCTTTTGGTCTTAAACAACCTGTTCTGTTTTGCTTATAACTTTTCCTAGGGCTTGTACGTCTGACGCTGCGCATTCAAAGGACGCCGGACCGTTTTCAATTCTTAACTTGCCGCCTGGGAGGCGGTAGATCTGTTTAACACTGGCGAAACCGTCGATCTCAATCAGCCAAACACCGTCCGATACTTCCCCATGATATTCATCAACGAGATAAACGGAGGCTTCGAACTTCACAAAGAAGGGTGCAGAGGTTTCTACAGGGATAAGGTGAGAATCGAAACGGACAAAGACAGGCTCATTGAAAACCCCGTTTGTGATTTCCTTTAATCGCAAAGTTAAACCTTTCTCTTCGCCGCTTACGCTTACTAGTTGGCCTTGTCCAGTAGCGAGCCACAGCATGGAAGCGCCAGTATCCAAATGGCAGGCGATCAACCAGTCATGCGGGAAGGTGTCACGCATCCAGCGGTTTGCCATAGTGCTTTGAGATACTCCCAGATGCTCACATAAAGCCTGTCTGGTGCTGAATCCGTAAGCCTGAAGAATACGGGTTATCGCATCCTTACCGCCGCTTTGAGATGAGAAATTAAATGTAGATATCGCGTGTGGGGTTTCTTTAGTGTTTGACATATTTAAATTGCGATCCTATCATCGGTTTTGTGGTGTTCGGAATAAGTGCGAATACATCCGAATAGTGAAGTTTTAAACACAAACTGAGGAATAGTGCATCATGAAAAGTAATTTTTCAATGCGCCCTAGCATCAATCTTGTGGTGTCTGAACCATTCATTACCCTGGATGAGTTCTGCCGCCGTACCGGTTACAAGCCCAGCTATGCCCGCCAAATGATCCGTGAAAACCGCCTGCCTATCAGGAAAAAGGCCGGAGTAAACAGCCTCATCGAAATCAACATGTTCGCTTTGACGATGGAAGCAGCCCAGGGCTGTGAAGTCTCAATGCAGGCCTGATAATTCCATTTTGGGATACAAAAGGATTTCCATCATGTTTGATTATCGCGTTTCCAAACATCCACATTTCGAAGAGGCCTGCCGGGCTTTCGCTCAACGTCACAATATGGCGAAGCTCGCGGAACGTGCGGGAATGAACGTCCAGACGCTGCGCAACAAGCTTAACCCGGACCAACCGCATCAGTTCACGCCGCCTGAAATCTGGTTGCTTACGGATCTGACTGAGGACTCAACACTGGTTGACGGCTTCCTGGCACAAATTCACTGCCTGCCGTGCGTGCCACTAAATGAAGTAGCAAAAGAGAAGTTGCCGCATTACGTAATGAGTGCAACAGCGGAGATCGGGCGTGTTGCTGCCGGTGCTTTATCTGGTGATGTGAAAACCGCTACTGGTCGCCGTGACGCTCTCACCAGTATTAATTCTGTTTCGCGCCTGATGGCGTTGGCCGCAATTTCTATTCAAGCGCGCCTGCAGGCAAACCCAGCGATGGCAAGCGCAATGGACACCGTAACGGGCCTTGGCGCTTCGTTCGGCATTATCTGAGGTGATCATGTTGACTAAAGAACCCTCATTCGCATCGCTTTTAGTTAAACAAAGCCCGGCAATGCACTGCGGACATGGCTGGATTATCGGGAAAGATGGCAAGCGCTGGCACCCGTCCCGCTCTCAGGACGAACTGCTGGCAGGGCTGACCACTACCAAACAGGGGGAGACATGGCTATTGAAGGCGCTGCGGCGACTGTTCCATTAAGCCCGGGTCAACGTCTGGAAGGGTTGAACCGTATAGCGGAGTTAAGGGCGAATGTGTTTGGTCTGAATATTGAGCCAGAGCTTGAAAGGTTTATTAAAGATATGCGTGACCGTCGCGATATCAATAATAAGCAAAATGAGCGTGCCCTGGCAGCCATATTCTTTATGGCAAAAATTCCGACAGAACGTCACGGCGTCAATATTAGTGATCTGACTACTGACGAAAAGCGGGAGCTGGTTATAGCAATGAATCATTTTCGTGCAGTGGTGAGCTTATTTCCCAAACGGCTAACCATGCCGAATTAACCCTCAACAGAAATTAATGGCGTAAACCCGCAGGGCATTCTTTTGCCCAAATTCAGGAGAAAGAACAATGCAGAATGAATTACCAAAAATGTTTGTACCAGAAACTGACCAGCTTATGGCGGTGATCGATATTGCCAAACGTGAGGAGCGCAAAGGTCGCGCGCTCGCAGTTTCAATTCGCCTTGAGGCGCTGGCATACCACATAACCACCAGAGGTTTAAACGGCATCGAAGCGGCTGAGCTGTTGCGCCGCGAGGCTGTCCGCTATGAAAACGAATCACAGGAGTTGCACTAATGGCTGACTCTATGGACCTCGTACAGCAGCGCGTTGAAGAAGAACTCCAACGCCACATTCACAATGCCCGCAGCCGTAACGCTGGGGCTTTCTCTATTGAATGCGAAGGCTGCGGGATTGTTATCCCCGAAGAACGCCGCGCCGCTGTGCCGGGCTGCGATCTTTGCTTTACCTGTCAGACCATCAGTGAGCTGAAAGGCAAACATTACAGTGGAGGTGCTGTATGAGCACGATCCTGAAATGGGCAGGCAATAAAACAGCCGTCATGCCTGAATTAATTAAACACCTTCCTGCTGGCCCGCGACTGGTTGAACCTTTCGCGGGTTCCTGCGCTGTGATGATGGCAACAGACTATCCTCATTATCTTGTTGCGGATATTAACCCTGACCTGATTAACCTTTATCAGGTTATTAAAGAAGACGTTAACGGCTTCATTAATCTGGCTGAGCGTCTTTTCTCAAAGTTCACCACAGAAGAAGATTATTATAAATGCCGCCATTATTTTAATACTGTGCCCTTGGAGCCAATTGATAAGGCAGCTTATTTCCTTTTCCTCAATCGTCATTGTTATCGTGGTTTATGTCGTTATAACAAGCGCGGCCTTTTCAATGTGCCATATGGTAATTATGAAAAGCCTTATTTGCCCGTTGATGAAATACGCGCCTTTGCTGAAAAGGCTGTGCGTGCCACGTTCATCTGCGCCAGTTATGACGAGACACTGGCAATGCTGCAGGCGGGTGATGTGGTCTATTGCGATCCGCCATATGACGGCACATTTAGCGGTTATCACACCGCCGGGTTCGCTGATGATGAACAGTATGATTTGGCCTCTATTCTTGAACGCCGGGCATCAGAAGGCCATCCGGTCATCGTGTCCAATAGCGACACCCGCCTGATTCGTTCGTTGTATCGAAACTTCACCCTTCACCGCATTAGCGCAAAACGCAGCATTGGCGTTGCTGCAGGCGAAGGGAAAGCGGCTGACGAACTCATTGCGGTGCTTAAGCCGAAAGTGTGGGTAGGTTTTGATTTAGCGAGTGGACCTGATTTCTACGTCGTGCATGAGGTGCGCGCGTGAGCCATCACGACGTTAAGAAGCACGGCGGTGCAGATTATGCCGCCGATGCTTTTAACTGGAATGTGCCTAAAGAGGCGATTAACCCCTATCTGGACCCGGCGGAAGTTGCGCCGGTTTCTGAGCTTTCAAACCTGATCGCTCTTTACGCTGCGGACAACGAGCAGGAGCAGCTGCGCCGTGGGGCATTGAGCGATAAGGTTTGGGAACACTATTTTTACAATGAATCCCGTGATCCTGTTCAGCGCGAAATGGAGCAGGACCAGCTGATCAGTCGCGCCAAAATGGCCCGCGAACAGCAGCAATTCAATCCCGATCTGGTCATTATTGCTGACGTGAGCGCCCAACCGGCGCATATCAGCAAGCCACTGCTCGAAAGGATTAAATATTTCCAGAGCCTGGGCAAACCAAAGGCATATTCCCGATACCTGCGGGAAACCATCAGGCCGTGCCTTGAACGACTGGAGCAAGTGCGCATTAGTCAGGTTTCTGCCTCATTCCGTTTTATGGCGAGCCAGGACGGAATGGAGGGCTTGCTGGTTCTGCCAGAAATGAATCAGGAGCAGGTTAAGCGCTTGTCTACCCTGGTAGCTGCGCACATGAGCATGTGTCTGGATGCGGCCTGCAGTGAGCTGTTTACTGATGAAGACGTTATGCCGGAAGAGATCCGCCGGTCATGGGAAAGGGTCGCCGCTGAAGCTATGCGCCTTGATGTTATCCCACCTGCATTTGAACAGCTTCGCCGTAAAAAGAACCGCCGTAACCCGGTCCCGTATGAGCTTATTCCGGGTTCACTTGCCCGTATGCTTTGTGCGGACTGGTGGTATCGCAAGCTGTGGCAGATGCGGTGTGAATGGCGGGAAGAGCAGCTACGTGCTGTTTGCCTGGTTAACAAAAAGGCGTCCCCGTATGTCAGCTATGAAGCCGTGATCCACAAACGTGAACAGCGCCGCAAATCGCTGGAGTTTTTCCGATCTCATGAGCTGGTTAACGCTGACGGTGACACGCTGGATATGGAAGAGGTGGTAAACGCCAGCAGCAGCAATCCGGCGCACCGCCGCAATGAAATGATGGCCTGCGTTAAGGGACTGGAACTAATTGCAGAAATGCGCGGGGAGTGCGCGGTGTTCTATACCATCACTTGCCCGTCACGCTTCCACGCAACCCTCAACAACGGCAGGCCAAACCCGAAATGGAACAGCGCGACGGTCCGGCAGAGCAGCGATTACCTGGTAAACATGTTTGCTGCTTTCCGTAAGGCAATGCACAAAGCCGGGCTGCGCTGGTATGGCGTCCGCGTTGCAGAACCGCACCATGACGGCACCGTACACTGGCACCTGCTGTGCTTCATGAGAAAAAAAGACCGTAAATCCATCACCGCGCTGCTGCGTAAATTCGCCATTCGTGAGGACCGGGAGGAGCTGGGCACCAATACCGGGCCGCGCTTCAAGTCTGAGCTTATCAACCCGCGTAAGGGCACGCCTACAAGTTACATCGCTAAATACATCAGCAAGAATATCGACGGGCGCGGGCTGGCGCAGGAAATCAGTAAAGAAACGGGCAGATCACTGCGCGATAACGCTGAGAACGTAAACGCCTGGGCATCGCTGCACCGTGTTCAGCAATTCCGCTTCTTTGGCATCCCTGGCCGTCAGGCATACCGCGAGTTGCGCTTGCTGGCCGGTCAGGCTGCCAGAGTGCAGGGCGACAAGAAAGCTGGCGCGCCGGTACTGGAAAACCCGCGTTTGGATGCTGTACTGGCTGCAGCTGATGCTGGCTGTTTTGCCACATACATCATGAAGCAGGGCGGCGTCCTGGTTCCCCGCAAACATCACCTTATCAGAACTGCTTATGAGCTGAACGAC